GAAGAAGCATGAGTCTAAAAAACGGCAAGCCCAATCCTCTAAATTATTTTGATTTGCGGAGGGTTGAGTTTGCCTGTCCGCATTTCAAATACACACATCTAGATAGATATAACCCTACACTATATAAAAATATCGACGATTGGATCAAAAAAAATCTAAATAATCGCTATTACATAGGGCAAGGTATTACTGTGGATCGTACAAATACTATCACACACAACACTAAAATAGGCTTTGAAAGTGAAAAAGAACTCAGTTTCTTCACGATTGCCTGTCCGCATTTGCTGACGAGATAAATTATATACGTACTTAAACTAAGGAGATATTATGACTGATACTGTACAAGAGAATACCGAAGCTCAAGAATCTGCAACTCAAGAGCCAACAAATGAATTGAATATCAACGACTTAAATGCAATGAAAGTTATCATTGATATTGCCAGCTCACGTGGTGCTTTTAAGCCTAACGAAATGACAGCAGTTGGCCAAACTTATACTAAGTTGACTGCATTCTTAGATCAAGTTGCCAAGCAAGCTGAAGGAGCAAAGAAATAATGAGTGAACTAAAGCACGTTGGTAGGGTCAAAGCTACTAATAAAAAATGTCTAGTAGCATATCGCACACTCCCTGGCGATGCTTACTATTGTCTAATTGTACCGACTGAAAATTTGCCCGATAGCTATCACGATGCATTGATCAATTTGGTTGAAAGCCATGCTGGTCAGGATGCTTATGAATTTGCAGAAGCAATGGATCGTACGCAATTTCCGGACGGAAGTCGAATGTTGCCAGCATTACATTCAACTGGTCGTTTAATTAAAATAGCAACCGATGCTATTGAAATGACGCCAACGTTAGCGGAAAGCATTACCCTGTCCGAGTTAAATCAAATTATTGCAGAGCAACGTGGAATTCCAGTTGATGAACTTTCTGTACAACCGGGTTTGTCAGAAGTTCCACGCACCCGGGATCTTGGAGAGCCAGCAGTAGCAGAAGCTACTGCAATGCCAGCCACTGCTACAATCGAATTGACTCCTGATGCACAAGCTAAAGAGTATCGTTCCAAGGCAGACAGATTGTCCAAGGAAGCGGCATCATTTAGACGCATGGCCGAAGAGCTAGTACCTACAACGAAAAAATGACCTCTCAGGGAAGAATTCTTCCCAAGGATGTCATCGATCATTGGCCTGAAGTATTCGGTGATATAAAACTTAATGTACTACCAATAAGTTATTTGAATGCAGTGTTAGTCAATTTTAAAGATGGGAAAACTTGGGAAATCCGTGTGACTCCACAGACCAGAAAAGCTGGTTGGGAATCTTTTGAAAAATCGTTATCCGAGTTGGTGAAAAACTACGAAGATAAGATCGACAATGTTGATTTCAAATTAGATACTGAAAAAGTTAAAAAAGATATTAAAAAATCTACCGATAAATTCTTAAAGAAAAAGAAGCTATAAATAATGAATGTTCAGTTATTATCCTATTCACAGCCAACGCCAGAATTTAAAAATCTTGGTATCTCAGATGCACAGGAACTCATTGCGTATTGTGCCCGTGTGTCCAATCCCAGCAATCAACTCAACACAGACACATCAGAAAAACTCATCCGATACTTGGTCAAACACCAACACTGGAGCCCACTCGAAATGGTCAGTGCCTGTATCGAAATCACCACCACCAGAGATATTGCCCGACAGATCCTTAGACACAGAAGTTTCAGTTTCCAAGAATTCAGTCAGCGATATGCTGACCCTACTCGAGACCTTAACTTTGTTACAAGAGAAGCAAGACTTCAGGATCCAAAGAACAGGCAGAACAGCGTCCAAGTGGATGATACAATGTTACAAAACGAATGGTTTAGAGCTCAACAACGAGTCATCTATGCAGCCAAACGTGAATACGAATGGGCTATCGCTAACGGTATAGCAAAAGAGCAAGCTCGTGCTGTATTGCCTGAAGGCCTTATTGAAAGTCGTTTATACATGAATGGTACACTACGTTCATGGATTCACTTTATCGAACTTCGTAGTGCAAATGGTACTCAGAAAGAGCACCAAGAAGTAGCCGTTGCCTGTGCTAAAGTAATTGCTACCGTGTTTCCAATGGCAGCTGATCTTACTTAAAAGTCTCCGGCGGGTAAGTTTTTATGTGATAATAGAACTGACCCGCTAGCCATGAGTCATCCTCAATTTTGGCATAAGTGGCAGGATCATTCCTGTATGTTTCTCCAAACCATTTGCCAGCACTTGCTCCGCCACGTGAATACTTGTTGACACCTTTATACAATAATTCTTGCATTTTATCAGAGTTAGACATATTGCATTTGGCTAATTCTGCACTTTCTCGAAATCCGGCAATCCAGTCAGTCATCAATGCAGTAGTAGTTCCAGATGGGTCTACCAAATATTTAAATGTTTCAACTGGGGGAAACATTTCAATGTGTTGTTTAAACTGTATCTCTAACCATTCATAGTCATTGATCTTAGATAATGCTTCTGAATCATCTTTATATGTTGTTCCGTACCACTGACCTGCACTCGCTCCGCTTTTAGCATATTCTCCAAACTCAGATTCTCCGCCTTGGTAAAGCCATGTTTTTAATCTAAGTTGAGATTCTTCTGCATCATCCCCGTGAATTACTCCGCTACTTAATTTTACACATTCTCTAAATGCACTACGCCATGTATTAAAAGGACTGGTATTAAATTTAGTAATGTTTGAAACTGTGGGCATGATTTTAAATTTACTAGAAATACTTGTTGTCATATCAGTACTATTAACATCAAGATTTACTGTTAATTCACGGGGTAGTAATTTTACGCCACCGTTGCCGTACTCCAATCCATTTACTGGATTTTGACTACGCCATACATGCACAATATCAGTTTCTTTTTCAGATAGTAATAAATTAAATTTAAAATTTTCACTAATGATTGCATCAGCATCCACTACATAAAACATATTAGTTGTTGCTATTTTGGCGGCGGCAATGTGTGCTTGATGAATTCCTTTAACTCCAGAAACTCGTAATACATTATTCTGTATAACACCAGTATGTGATATCAATCGATGATAGTTATCGTCTGCATATTCTTCATTATACGAAATAAACACTACATCATAATATCTAGTATGACTTGCTATCGTATTCATTTTTATCATGCCTGAGAAGAATCTATTTTCTATTTCAGCATCTGTAACTTCTTTAGTTTTAGGAAATAATCCTACTGCTGGTAAATTGCGATCGGCACTGTTTGGCCAAATATGTATATACTGCTCTTCGTGTACAGGAGGTCGATAGTCAAAGTTAAAATTTATATCCACAACTACATCGGGCCATACTGCCCAGAATAATTTTGTTGTGGATTTTTTCTGTGCTTCTCTAAAAGAATTTGCTGTCTTTGCAAAAGGCCAAGTTTGTTTTAATCTGGCAAAATCCAATTCGGAACTGTTATTAATTCGACTGATAAAAATAATGTCGTACATTATCGCTTCCTTATAATTCTGGGAGTGTTGTTGAACACAGTTTTAAAAAATTTACTACCACTTGCATCAATGTTACTAAGCTCTAATCCACATTCACGAATTAAAGTTTCTCCCAGTCCCATAATTTCATAGGGCAACATTTTGTCTGTAATCTTGCTGTATTTTTCTTCCCACTCTTTTGTGAGCCAATCAAAATCACGCACATTGCTGTAATCCCAATCTGTACAATTAGTCAAGTATGCACCTTCTCTGGCACCGTGCATACTCCACAATCCGTTAGTGACATCAGCACCAATGTTGCACCAAACTAATAATCGGTGATAATTTTGCCACCATATATTTTTAAGATCTTTTACTTTGGCACCTTGATCTAAACTCATTTTAACACCTTCTCTGAATCCCGCACGCCATGCTTGAAACGGAGTTGCATTGGTAAAACTTTCACTGTAATTTTCGTTAAATTGATAATATTTGTCATCAAAACAAAACTCTACTAGACCTTTAGTGTCATTAGCATCTGAATTTTCATGCGTTTTCATCTCATTAACAAACTTAGGTGTCCACATTTTAAGGCCACCATTGCCATACATGAGATCATTTACATGTACTTTTCCGCACCAACTGAACACATGGTTAGATGTTAATCCTAAATCATCTAGATTGATCTCAACTTCTAAAAATTTAGGGTCAATGATATTATCACCGTCTACTGTGACAAAATATTCAGTTTCGCATTTTGCGGCACAGGCCTTGTGTGCGGCATCACTGCCTTTGACACCATGTACACGTTTTGCCCATGGCACTTTAGCAACCAAATCTGCGTAATGTTTTTCAGCATTAGGCTCGTCATAACTGAGGAAAATAATGTCTTGATCTATAATTTTTATTGTTTTGCTCATTCTTTGTTTTTCTTCCAAATTGTTAATCCATACGAAGAAAATAAAGATTTAGTAGATATTGAAATTTTATCTATATTTTCTTCTATACTGGTTGTAAAAGGAACATGTACTTTATCTGATACTAGATCTTTTACGTTAATGGTAATTGTTCTAATTAAAAAATCAAAATCAGTTTCCATTGTAATAAAAAATGTCAGCATTCCCATTGGATACTTATTATCATAATACTGTTGTCTAACTTTATCAGATATTAAAAAAATCCACATATTATCAGAGGCTACCCAGTGTATTATTAATTCTGTCTTTTTATTGGCCTTGGCAGTAATCCATTCAAACATGTTGTTTTTAAAAAATAACTCTTGTTGCATTTTTGGAACAATTTCTAAGCCTGATTCACTATCAGGATTTTTTGTTCTTGTTACTGTCCAATCTTTAAAATGCTCTACACCTGTCACAAATTTTTCATACAACGGATAATCTATTACAATACCATTTTCATAAAAGTTATTTTCTTCGTTTGAAATAGACAGTATATCGCCTGTTTTAATATCAAAATAGCATCTGTAGTTTTGTACTGTAGGTGCAGTTGAGGCTGCAATTTCTTCTGGTGTAAGACAATCTTTAGTACGTTTCATGTGCTAATTCCTGTAATCTATCAAGTATGCTATCTGTTAGAAAGTTTTTTTCTACATAATGAAATAAAGCAGGCTGTTTAATATTTCCAACAATTAATTTTCCAGTAGATGTCAATACATACGGAACGGTATCTTGCCAGCTTACTGGAGATATTGGCCAGGATTGTAACGGAGTTTTCATATGCACAAAATTCAACGGAGAATTTATATCAAACATATCATCTTGCATGCCGGCCATTTCAATTGTAACAGCACTGGCTAAATCCATACTCAACCAGGGTTGATAATCTACTGGTGCAAATTTAGAATATGCCCATTCCCAGTTGTTACACACAAATTCTAGAACTTTATAAAAATCAAGACTCTCTTTGCATTTCTTAAAATAGTGTAATGCAAAATAAGGATTAGATAAGTTGTTAGAAACAAATGCTTTACGATGTACCGTATCCACAATCGTTTCTAATTTGTAGTTTTTAACGGTGGAACAAAATCTAATATTAAAATGTCCGCAATAATCCCACCAAGAAGAAATATCATCTAACAACAGCATATCAGTATCTAAAATGATAGTTTCGTCATAAGGACTTGCGTGATATAATTTCCAACGATTTTCAACTTTCCATTCTTTGTCAACCGCATCATCATTTCCTGGAATTGGAATAATTTGATCAAATACTGATTTGTATTTTTTTGGAACTTTATCATTTGTAACTAACGATATTAACGACACAGATTTTTGACTATATTTAATGGACAATGCCAATGCATATGCCTGCTTGATATAATCAACAGTATCTGTATTTTGTGCAAGTACTAAGAACCCTTTAGACACCTGTACCTCCATCAATAAAACGACTTAAACTAGACTTATTCATAACATGGACATCAACATCTTTTGTTTTTGCCGCAGTATATTCTCCGAGATAATCTTGTTTTTCTAAGAGGAATTTTAGAGTAGTATCATCTATAGTAATGAGAACATCACGGTCAGTTGAATAAATCATTTTACCCGGCAATTCATCTGCAAATGTGCCATTAATTTTACCGTTCATGATATGTATAGCAATACTAAAAGCAAAATCATTTCTAAATGTAGGAGATTCAATACTGTACAAAGTTCTGAAATAGTTCCAATTTAATTTTATATATTCTACTAAATCAAAAAATGTTTTCATTACTGGATTTTTTTCAAATATGAAAGTAGTAGCCCAATAAAACGGAATAGAATACGGATTGATTCTAAGGTATTCTTTATTTGTACGCCAGTTAGAAATATCTAAACTATCTTTGTATATTTGTAAATTTGCATCATGTGTTAATGCACCTGCAAGAACCGACGAATTAATTATGTAATCACTATCAATTACCAAAGTTCTATCATAAGGTGTTAAGTCGTATACTTGACTTCTCGACATGTTTTTCCAATCGAGTATCCTAGAAGATAACGAGCCATCATTAAATCTGCGTGTATGAAATGCCGCATTATTAGGAATTTCGACTATTCGATCAAATACATGATCGGGTTGACTTTCCAGTAACCACCCTTTACTATCTGTAATCAATGTTACTGGAATTTTTAAAAATTTATCTATGCGAGTGGCCGCAAAAGCTGCCATTTTGACATAGTCTATTGCAGAATTATTCTGGGCAAATATTACTGCTCCACATTTCATAATTCAATTAGGCCCTGTATTTTACGTTGTTTCTTAATTTCGGAAAATTTATTTGAATATGTATTCAACGCAAGAAAATACTGTTCAGTAACAGCATCAAAAAATGCTTGGACATCTTGAATTTGCACAGGTGAATTGTTCGAATCGACAAAAACAACATCAGTTGTATGTCCAAGATCTAGCACAGTCTTGATATAAGTAATCAAATTGCTGTCAATTTTAAATACAGCACCGTTAATATAGTATATTAACTGTTGATTAAATTCTTCTAATATAATTCTTCGTTGGTTTGATAACGTAGCCATGTAATTGGCTGTTTCAAACGCTTTCTCAATTCGTTCGTCCATAGGTAACTCCGCAAGTAGTATAATACACTACTTTAATTATCTAGTCAACGAATTTAGAGTTATAAAGCTGAAACTACAGCAGTAGGAGGAGTTACCGATACATTAGATCCGGTAGCATAGTATTGTTGAGGAATGCTAGTCAATGTACCATTTGCTGGCTCATATGCATATCCGCCGGCACCTGCGGCTGTATAAGAAAAAGTTGGTGTGAATATAACTTGAGTAGAACCTGCATCTCGTCTAGCATATAAATCATATTGGTTTGGAGAATATTGGCTATCGGCTGAATCAACAAATTTTGTAAAAATTAACTGATTAGTAGTTGTTAAGTTATACCATCCAATATTTTGCGGAGTACCTGTACCTGTATTAGTAGTAGTATTAGCACTCATTGATATAATACCCATGTTGGTTAACAATGTTGCCCAGGATCTATTAACAAGATAACTAGTGTCATTAGTATAATTTGTAAAACTGGCACTAAATTTAAAATTCCCGCCGCTATTAAAATAAAAACGTGCATCATCAGCAGATGCGAATGTAATAGTAACAGTATGGCTAATTGTAGAAGCCCAAGGACTAGTTCTAGTGGCTATGGTAAAGTTTGCCAACGATCCTTGTGTAGCTGGAGGAATTGTCAATCGATTACTAGTAGAAATATCTGCAAACGTATTGTAAGCGGCACGATCTACTTCTTTGATTGTTGTACTAGTAGTTGGCAATACTAATAATCCGCCTTCATTATTACCTGTTTGGTGTTGCCTTGCTTTAAGAAGATCGTTTCTTAAATTATTCCATTGTGTAACTGTAATTTTATTGTTTCTGGCAACTTGAGAACTGGTTAATGCTTGTCCATAACCGTAGTCGGCAGATCCTGTTCCTAAAATATTACTTACTTTTGATTGTATAGCATTATAATCTGTTGCTATAATCTGTGTGCCAAAGCCTGCCATGAGTTATCCTTTATCTACAAGTATAGTTATCATTATAAAATAACACATTCTATAAGTTTAACCAATGGGTCGTTATTTGTTTCCAATGCAATTGCAAATACATCAGCAGTATTGCTCATTGCGGATTGTGCTGTTCCGTTTGCACCAGCTACCAAACGTTGACCTTTAATAACAGATCCAATTACCTTAACAGGAACACGACCTTTAAGAGCAACATACGTTCCGCCTTCTAATGCACTATTCATCATATATGCTGGGTTAGCAGAGACTGCACCTAATGCACGGAATCCAACTTGGGCAGAGGTAACTTCTTTTTCGCCACCTACCATTAAAACTGTTCCAACTTCATATTCTTGATCAGCAAGGTATTTCTCTGCCAAGTCAGCATAATTAGCACTGGTTGCAACACCTTGAAATACTACTGCATTTATATAACCATTAACATCTCTGGCGGCAATAGTATTAGTACTAGAATCAGTACTAGCAGAACGATAATTACCATTAACACTTAATAAGTCGGCTTTATCCGCAGTCCCTTTAAATTTATCAGCATATATTCGATTAAAGTAAAAATCTAAAGATCCAATATTTGATACTAAGGTTGTGCTAGGTAATATATCCACATATGTGGTATCGGTGCGGCCTGTGAATTTAATATTTGATGTGGTTGGAGTTCCCGAAACAGTTGTTTTAAAGACAATGTCTTTACCTTGTTGATTTTGAATTGTCGGCGTCGTTTCAGAATCATTAAAAATACGAAGCAATGCTTGTGGATCGCCAACTGTGAATCCCGAATGTGCAAAATGAACAGGATTACCAAAAGTTGCATTATTTGTTTGAATAAAAGAACTTGCTGTTAGGCCGCCTAGTCTTTCACTGTCTGTGGCAGTTCCCCAAAATCTGTGTCCTGTTTGTGTTTGTCCTAAATTGCTTACACCGTCATCATTAGTATAACATAATGTAACACCTTGGTGTATATTTTCAAAGCCATCAATTGGGTTTACTGCATTTAACGTAAAATTTGTAGTACTAATTGTAAATATTGTAACATCATCATCAATTGCTTGGATGACTGCATGTGGGTGCCCGGCAGTATCCAATAAACTAATTGAACGCATTTGTGTAACTGTTTGAGAACCAGCTACGCCCTGTGGGCCAATTAGTGTGTATGTTGCACCGTCCCAAGCATATAACTGTTTATTAGTGGTATCAAACCAAAAATCTCCAACAGTTAGCCCTGTCGGAGCAGTTGCACTGATCTCGGCACCGCCTGTTGTACGGAATTTAACTCCGTCATAAAATTTTAATTTACTAGAACTGCTATCAAACCAGATTTGACCAGAAATTGCTCTGGGAGGAGGGTTATTTGATGCAAAATTTTCCAGCAAATATACAAAATTTTCGTTTTGTACGCCACCGTAACCGGCATAATTCTTACCAATTAATTTCAGATCAAGAGTTGCATCGATGGTGCCGTCCGCAACCACTGCAACCTGTGCTCCATTTGTTCTAGTTATTGTATATGACATCTCACTTGTTCCTTATTCTACAGTATTTATTCTATTTGTTAAGGCAAATTAGTTTGCCACTGCCATACTCCAGCTAATAACTGGAACT